CGACCGCTAAGGGCAAGGCACTTGTCGAAATGCTGTGCAGGACACCGCTGCCCGTCGATGTGCTGCAAGACCCAAGAACGGGCGAGACTGTCGGCTAACCAGTGAGTATGCGGTTCCCGATAGCCGCCCCCGTGCCGCATAACACCCCGCCGATTCCGCGCCGCACGGCCGCGTGACGCTGACCGCCGCCGCTATCAGTGCGGCATAGCACACCCGTCGCCCCCGGCGACACGACGCGATTTCATGTCGCCGATCGGGCCGAAAGGCGACAGGTCCGCAGGGGTAAAATGGCGGTAAGGAGACCCCGCCATGCCAGCGTATCTCGACGACGAGTTCTTTGACGAAGTCGACGACGAGCTGAACGCGGCGGATCAAGTCATCTGGATGGAGTGGCTCGACGGGCCGATCGGTACGTGAACACTGGTACACTGGTGTTAGGGACGCGAATCCCGCGCCCCTCACCGGAGTGTGGCAGTGGCGACTACCGACGAAGTGCTCGACGCAGTTGCGGCGAATCTCGCCCAGCCGAAGCGCGCCCGCACCGACGCCGGTGAGGTCGAGCAGCACGACCTAGACAAGCAGGTCGCCGCGGCCCGGTTCGTGATCGACGCCCAGGCCCGCACGGTCTCGCCGTTTCGCTCGCTGCGGTTCGCGCAGATCGAATCCCCGGGGGCCATCGGCTGATGGGGATTCTCTCCGGACTGCTCGGGCCATCCCGGGCCAAGATGCAGAGCACGATCGCGACCCAGCAGGCCGCGATCGCGACGCTCGTGCGTGCGAAGTACGACGCCGCACAGACCACCGACCTGAACCGCCGGCACTGGGCGCTCGCCGACTACTACTCCGCGGACGCCGCCCTCTCCCCGGCCGTCCGGCAGCGGATGCGTGCGCGAGCCCGGTACGAGCTGGCGAACAACTCCTACGCTGCGGGCATGGCGTCCACCTGGTCGCACGACCTGGTGGGCACCGGCCCCCGGCTCCACCTGGATCTCGGGCCGGACGCCGACCCGGAGCTGGTCCGCCGGATCGAACTGGCGGTCTACGACTGGTCGGTGAACATCGACCTGGCGAAGAAGCTCCGCGTGGCCAAGCACGCGAAGATCGGCGACGGCGAAGTGTTCGGCGTGCAGGTGACCAACCGCTCGCTCCGGGGCGTGCAGGTGGACCTGCGGCTCATCGAGAGCGATCACTGCGTGTCGCCCACCGGCTTCCCTACCGAGACCGACGTGGACGGCGTCGAGTTCGACGACGACGGCAACCCGGCCCGGTATTGGTTCACCCGCAACCACCCCGGCTCGCTCACGCCCGGCTGGACGCTCGACGGCCGGTGGCACGCGGCCGACAAGGTCCACCACTGGTTTCACGCGACCCGCCCGGGCCAGCACCGCGGTGTGCCGGAGATCGCCCCGGCTCTCGAACTGTTCGCCATGCTGCGGCGGTTCACGCTCGCGACCGTGACGGCCGCGGAGACCGCGGCCGACTTCGCGGCGATTCTCAAGACGACCATGCCGGCCGACGGCGGCGGGGCCGCGTCGCTGGAGACGCTGGAGACCATGCCGATCACCCGGGGGATGGCGATCGCCGCCCCGGACGGCTGGGAGCCGGTGCAGATGAAGGCCGAGCACCCGACGAGCAACTACGACTCGTTCGTGCGTCGGCTCCTCAACGAGATCAGCCGCTGCATCGACATGCCCTACATCGTGGCCGCGATGGACTCGTCCACCGCGAACTACTCGTCGATGCGGGGCGACTACCTGGTCTACCGCAAGCGGATCTCGGTCGAACGCAACGACATGGAGCGGGTGTTTTTGGACCCGCTGCTTGTGGCGTGGCTGGAGGAGGCCGCCCTGGTGCCGGGGCTCATCCCCGACGGGCTGCCGCCGGTCGCCGAGTGGAACTGGACGTGGACGTGGGACGGGTTCGAGCACGTCGATCCGCTCAAGGAGGCCGACGCCGAGGCGGCCATGCTGGCCGCCAACACGACGACCATCGCCGAGGTCTGCCAGAAGCGAAACAAGGACTGGAGGCAGGTGCTGCGGCAGCGGGCCGTGGAGAAGACGCTGGAGCGTGAGTTGGGTATTTCGATGGGCGAGCCCGTCGCGGCCGACGCCGGCGACACCGACATCGAAGCCGCCGACGGCTACCGGCCGCCGCAGGCCGCAAGGTCCGCGGCCCGGCGCGGTCTGGAGCTGCGATCGAAATACGGCCGCGGCGGCACTGCGGTGGGCATCGCCCGGGCTCGCGACATCGCGGGCGGCCGGTCGCTCCCGCTGGACACGATCGCCCGGATGGTTTCGTTCTTCGCCCGGCACGCGGCCTACAAGGACAACCACGGCGAAGATCCGCCCTCCAACGCCGAGATCTCGTGGCTCCTGTGGGGCGGCGACGCCGGCCGGGCGTGGGCCGAGCGGATCTGGACCCGCGAGAACGCCGACGAGGAGCAGACCGCATGACGAACCGCATCACGCTGTCCACCGACCTGCGGATCGAGGCCGCCGAGGGCCGTGCCCCGACGTTCGAGCTCGTGGCCTACACCGGGGCTGCCATCCGGCAGACCTGGAGCCGGTCGCCGCTGGTCGTGGACCTGGCCGGCATGGACACCGCCAAGGCGTCGATCCCGATCCTGTGGTCGCACGAGCGGACGCTGGACGCCGTGATCGGCAGGAGCACCGAGATCATCAACGACGGCCAGCAGCTCATCATCCGCGGCGAGCTGCTCACCCAGGGCGAAGTGCCGGAGAAGATCGCCCAGCTGGCCCGGGCCGGCATCCCGCTGCAGGCGTCGATCGGTGCCGACGCCGCCAACATCGAAAACGTCAACGCCGGTGGGGCCGTGACCGTGAACGGTCGCGACTTCACCGGCCCCGTGTCTGTCGTTCGCGCTTCCGATCTCCGGGAGACGAGCGTGGTTCTGTTTGGTGCGGACGCCAGAACGTCCGCGGCGATCGCCGCCGAGGCGAATGAGGTGCTGACCATGAGCGACCAGCTCAACGAGAAGCCCGTCGAGGCCGCCGTGCCGCAGACGGAAGCCCCGGCGATCGTCGCCGTGGAACAGAAGCCGATCGTCGAGGCCAAGGGCACCGACGGCTCCAGCGTGGTGACGGCCGAGTCGGTCGCCAACCTCGTGCTGGAGAAGCTCCGGGCCGAGCGGCTCGCGGACGTTCGGGCCTCGCGCCCGGCCGCTCCGGCGGTCCACGTCCAGGCCGAGCGGGCCGACAGCCCGCAGGTGATCGAGGCTTCTCTGTGCCTCGCCGGCGGTCTCGCCAACCCCGAGAAGGTCTTCGACGCGAAGACGCTCGAACTGGCGGACAAGCGGCGGAGCCAGTCGAGTCTCGGGGAGGTGCTGATCGAAGCGGCTCGGGCCAACGGGTACACGGGCGGCAGCCGGATCAACGCCGGCAACCTCCGTGAGATCCTCGCGGCCGGGTTCGCGACGCACAGCATCGCGAACGTGCTCGCGGCGACGTACGGCAAGTTTTTGCTCCAGGGGTACAACGCCGTCGAATCGACGTGGGACATGATCGCTTCGATCCGGTCGGTCTCCGACTACAAGGCGGTCACCGGCGTGCGGCTCAACGGCGGGTTCGACTTCGAGGACGTCGGTGCGACCGGCGAGCTCAAGAGTGCGGACGCCAGCGACGAGACCAGGACGATCCGGGCGAAGCTGACCGGCCGGATGTCGTCGATCTCGATGGTGGACATCGTGAACGACGATCTCGGGGCTCTCACCCAGGTTCCCGCTCGGCTCGGTCGCGGTGCCGCGATCAAGCTCAACCGGGACTTCTGGACGGAGTTCCAGTCGAGCAATGCGTCGTTCTACCGTGCGGAGACCGCTGCCGCCGGCAACGCCCTCTCGATCTCCAGCCTGCGGACGGCCACCGCGTCGTACCGCAAGCTCACGGATCCGGACGGCAACCCGCTGGGCATCACTCCGGCGATGCTGCTCGTGCCGCCGGAGCTGGAGATCACCGCGGCCGAGCTGATGGGCGGATCCCTGCTCATCACCGGCGAGAACGCGACCCGCACGAACGTCAACGTGCTGGCGGGTCGCTACCAGGTGGTCCCGTCGTCGTACCTGACGACCGGCACGACCTGGTGGCTGGTGGCCAACCCGGCCGAGCTGCCCTGCATGGAGGTCGCGTTCCTGAATGGCAACCGTCTCCCGACGGTGCAGCAGGCCGACGCGGACTTCAACCAGCTCGGCATCCAGGTCCGCGGCCACTTCTCCTACGGCGTGGCCAAGGCCGAAGCCCGCGGTGCCTACCGGATGGCCACGGCCTGACCAGTGACGTCGTAATCGTTCCCGGCGGGCAGGAGCCCAAGCCTGCCCGCCGGGGTTCCATCCATCATCATCAGTTCCGAAAGGGTTTTTCAGATGGCTTCGTATTACGCAGACGGCAACAAGCTGGACTACACGCCCACCACGGGCGTGGCGGCCGGCGAAATCGTCGTCCTCGGTTCTCTCGTGACCATGGCCGATCGTCCGATCGTCGCCAACGAGCTCGGTTCGGTTCACACCAACTGCGTCGTCACCGGCCCGGTGTTCGCCACCGGCGTGACCGGTGCCCAGGGGGCGGCGATCAAGTGGTACGCCACCAGTGGCGTGTTCGACGCTTCGACCGGCACCAACGCCGGCTACCTGGCCCGCCCCCGACTGGCGACCGATCGCCAGGTGGCCGTGCTCCTCTGGCCGGGCTCGTGATCGACCCCACGCAAGGGGGCGGGTACGGCCACGCTACCGGCCGTGCCCGCCCCTCTTGGCACTCTGCTGGTGACACATGCAGGACATGATCGCCATCGGCGAGGCGTGGTTCGAGCAGCAACGCCGGCAGCACCTGGCCGTGGAGGTCGAGTACCGGCCCCTGGCTGGGCTGCCGCGGGTCTGCAAGGCCACGGTGGTCACCGGCCGGTGGGAGTCGTTGGACGCGGCCGGCACGGTGCTCCGCATGGAGACCCGCGACTTCTTCATCCACCGGGATGAGTTGCCGCAGGATCCGAAGAAGGGCGACGTGGTCGCGATCACGGAGTACGACGCCGAGACGACCTATGAGGTGATGATCCCGCCCGGTGCCCAGCACCATTGGCGGTGGTCCGACCGCAACCAGGCGATCCGACGGATTCATACGATGGTCAAGCAGGGTGCCGCCGCCGTGATCGACGAGTCGCTCCTGGTGCGTGCGATCGGCGTGTCCACGGCCGCGGCGATCACCGACGAGCAGATCGCGGCACAGTTGACGCTCGACCTGGGCACCAACCGCGTGCTCGCGAAGCAGCTCACGCCGGCCGCGGCCTACGTGTACGTCGTGCTGCCGGAGTCGTTCGGTACGCCGCTGGTCTCGGTCAACGGCTTCCGGACGACGGCCCTGGAGCTGACGAGCCGGTCGATCACGTTCGCCGGCCAGTCGTCGCGGCCCTACCGCGTCTACCGCTCGACCTACCCGGTCACCGGCTCCGTGCTCGTGGAGGTGGCGTGATGGCCGAAATCAAGGGCACGAACGTCGTCGCCCCGGTGGTGCCGCTGGACACCGCCGACGTGCATCCCACGCACGCCGCGGCCTACGGGCTGGGAGGCTACCGCACGGTCGCGAGCGACGCCGATCGCGACGCGATCCCGGCTCCGCGTCGCGAGCAGGGGATGCTGGTGTTCGTCACCGGCACCGGGCAAACGTGGCGGCTCGGGTCCGATCTCTCCACCTGGACCGAGCAGGTCGCCGGTGCAGGGTCGTGGGATGACATCACGGGCAAGCCCTCGACGTTTCCGCCCTCGGCTCACACGCACGCGATTGCAGACACGACGGGCCTCCAGACGGCCCTGGACGCGGCGGTGACCCGCACTGACGCCGCCGGAACGGCCTACGCCGGTCCCTTGTATATCCAGAAAGCCGACGGGCCGCCGGCCGCTCCGGCCGAATACACGATGCTGGAGGTCAGCGACGGCGTCGATGTCGTTGCGCAAGTCAAGGCCAACGGCGCCGCGTCGTTTTTCAGCATCAACCGTTCGTCGATGCCGGTCGCGACGACCACGCAAAAAGGCGCGATCATCGTTGGCTCGGGGCTCGCGGTCGCGTCGGGCACGGCCAGCGTGACATACGGCACGACAGCCGGGACGGCGTGCGAGGGCAACGACGCGCGGCTCTCCGACGCGCGGACGCCGACCGCCCACACCCACGCGGCGAGCGACATCACCAGCGGCACGCTCGCCGAAGCCCGGCTCCCGAATCTCGTGATCCTCCACCCCTTCCTCCTCGCCGGGATGTAGACCATGCCAGCCGCCTACAAGGTCCTCGGGCAATCGAACCCGTCGGCGACGACGCTAACCACGCTCTACACGGTGCCGTCGGCGACCTCGACGATCGTCTCGACGATCTGCGTCGCGAACCTATCGGCGAGCCTTGTGACGTTCCGGGTTGCGATTCGTCCGGGCGGTGCGTCAATCGCCAACTCGCACTACATCGCCTACGACTCTGGCCTCGCTGCGAACGATAGCGTGTTCTTGACGCTCGGAGTCTCGCTCGCGGCGACCGATGTCGTGAGCGTCTACGCGAGCACGGCGAACGTCTCGTTCTCGGCTTTCGGTTCGGAGCTGACGTGAGCGTCACCAGGTTGACAAATCCGCGACGCATCTCGTCCGCCGGCATCGCGGCGGCTGGCGGCGCGTATGGGGTGTTCGACCCACGCTACATCGCAGGATGCAAGATGTGGCTCGACGCTGCGGACTCCGCTTCTGTCAGCCTCAACGCGGGGAACGTCGTTGAGTGGCGAGACAAGAGCGGCAACGGGACGCACGCGACGCAGTTCACGGCCGCGTCACAGCCGGCCTACAACTCGACCGGACTGAACAGTAGAGGCGTCGTCGAGTTTGACGCGACCGAAGCGATCACTTGGGCGAGCAGCACGGCGACATTCAACTACCTCCACAACGCGACGGGCGGCACGATTTTCATGGTGCTGCTGAAGGCTACAGCGTCTGACCCGAACGCGATCCGGTATGTCCTCACCAACTCAAACACATCGACCTCCAATACCGGCTTCAGCGTTTTCTTCGACGACAGATCATCAGTAAGCCGGAACAATGGGCTGCTCGCCAGCGTCGAGCGAGGCGTGAGCGGCCAGGGAACGTCAAGCGGTTTCGCGAACAATGCGTTCCCGTCTGCCAACTCCTACGCCGTGCTGTCAATCGCGTTCGACAACGCCAACTCTACTGCGGCGTCCAGGGTTATCGCGCGAGTTAACGGCACAGCCCTGTCTATGGGCAACACGCTCACCAACGCGGCAGCAACCGGAAACGCTTCGACGAATCTAATCATGGGGAACTTCGGCGGCGGCGGAGCGCTTCGCGGCGTTGCCGAGATGGCGTTCTATGAGGGAGCACTATCGACCGCGTCGCTGGCTCGCCTGGAGTCGTATGCCGGCGCGAAATGGGGAATCACGATCGCATGATCTGCCTGCGTTCAACACCAGACGCCTACGAGTCGTTTCGCTCGACGCTCGACTCTGCCCTCGGGTATCCCGACATCGAGCGACGAACGCTCACCGCTATCCCGCCGTCAGTCGAGCTGCCGTCCGACGAGCAGGGCCGCGTCTACCTAGCCGTAAGCCCTGGCGTGATTCCGGTCGAGATACTCGCATCGGCCGTATTCGCTGGCGACGTTGAGGAGGTTTCGGAGGACGTGTTTCGTGCCGCGTTCGCACGGTTCCTGGGCGACGCGGCCACGCCCTGACCGCCCGAATCCCGGGGTTTACACCCCGGCCCGGATCGCTACGCTGCCGGTGAACGGGTGAACACCTATGATCGAACACCTGCACCGACTCGCGGCCCACGCCTACTACTGCGGCGAGCACGACGTGGGACGCCGCGCGTGCGAGCGGCTCATGCGCATGGTCTTTC